TACTGCTCTATAGGTAATCTTGTCATTGCGCTTAGCAAACTCCCCACACATTACGTTGATAACGTTAGGAATGATGGGAAAAAACTTTAGTTCAAAGGCTGACTCATCTTGCTTGGTCAACACGTCAATCAAATCTGCTATTCATTGTCTTCTTCTACAATGTAGTCTGTCTTGTCAATGATACCATTAGCCAGCTTGTAGTTTTTTAACAACCTGCGGGCGTTTCTGCGAATCTGCTTGAGACCTTGCATTTCCAACCAGTCCATGTTCCACGCGCCCCATGCTTCGTCTTTGTCTTTTCTGTTCAAAAACTGCACAGGTTGGGTCAAGGTGCCCATTCTGTTATGGTCTACCTTAGCTCCATTCTTGAGCTGTAGTGCGTTGTATACTTTAGGCATAATTATTTTCAGTTAAGTCCTCACCTCATGTTTTTAAAAGGGCTTCTGGGAACCTTAACCATAGTAGAGGAGTTGTGAACGTTTCCCATATGACGGAAAGGGGTCACTCTTAATTTAGCATGTTTTTTAGAGTTATCCAAATTAGAATCCTCACGTTCTACACGCTTAGAGTATCCTCTGTTAGATTCCTGCACCTTTGCAAAAGCTACCAGCGCACAGAAAGCCACCAGTCTGTCCACGTTTAGTCCATCGCGATACGCTGCCATCTCTTTTAGCAGCATAATGTCAGGGATGCGCTCAATACCATAGGTTGTCTTGACAATCTCTCCATTGGGCTTGGTCTCCACATCCAACTGCTCTTCCAGGAACTGGATTGCGTAGGAGATCAGGTTGGTTTTAAAGATTGTTCCTACGTTGCGCCAGCCATACTCCTGGAAGACGTTGGTGTTGCTTTGCAGTTCTTTTAAAAATAGGATCTGATTTTTAGGAACCAGATAGCGTTGTTTACGCCTGGAGATCATATACTGGATAAACAAGCTGACGTTGTTTTCCACAATGGTCCATGCGTTGTAGTATTCAATAAGCATTTCCAGGCGCTCATGGGTCTTGGTAAGGTCATCAAACCTGCCGCACCATGACGCCACAATACCATCGCGCTCAATGTGCTGCTCAATGGAGCCGTCCATCTTGTGCTTAGTAATCTCCTGCGCGGTCTTGTAGACAAATATGGAGCAGAGCGACTCAGAAGTCGTTGTCTTTCCTTCGCTAACAGGGTCAATAGACGCATAGTACATACCAAACTGAGGATCCTTTACAGGACGCTCATACAAGACCACCACACCTTCTTTGTCCTGGGTTTTAGGAGATACTGGAAACTCTGAGATAGGCAGCTTGCGTGAGTCACGTGCTGTAACCTTGCCAGCATCATCTCTGTACAGTTCTACAAATTCCCTATGATATTCGCCATCCTCAATCCTGCGTACCTGGCGACTGACCAGTGCTAGCGGAAACTTGGAGACTTTGCGGTAAGCAAACGCTTCTTCAATATTAATAGGTTTCTGAGAGATCCTGAGCTGATAGTCATCAGGCTTAAGTTTCTTTTTCCACTCAAGTCTTTCTGCAAGAATCATCTCCAGGGCTTTTTCTACCTGGGAGTTTCCATACTCATCAATGCAAGGTTGCATACTCCACTGCTCAGGGATAAACAACCCACACTTGGCGATCTCACCGGCTTCATTAACCAAGTTGGTTTCTACCGCCAGTACATCTTTAGAGTCTGGGTTTAAGATCAGTTCCTTCAGCGGTTCACACTGCTCCAGGTCACCCACAGAACCTGCAGCCACAAACATCCCTGTGTAGATCATGCCTGATTTCATGGCAGGTAGCAGGTACTCTATGGTCTCATTCATGCGTGGGGCAATACCTGCTTCCTCATGAAAGAAAAAAGTACAGGGACCACCGACACCATTGGTAGGGTCTTTCTCCAGGGCAAGACCAAAGACAACAGACTTTAAGCCCACGTCACGCTTCTTGCCACCTTGGTTCACCTCAATTTTCTGTTCCCAGTTGAGTACTTTGTCAGGGTTAGAGGGACGATACCAGCCTGTGTGGCTGTTCAAGAAGTTGCGGTACTCTTCCAAAAACCTCCAGGTACCTTTCTCGTTGATGTAGTCTTTTAGAGAACCTGCCATCTTGTTGACAGCACCTTCTTCAAACCAGTACAGATTGATAATCTTGGCAGCGTGGTAGTAAGAAGAGGCAATCTGTCGCTTCTTTAGAATCGCGCAATGTTTGTAGCTGTGCTTGGCAATGTCTTCATACAGGGCCATGTGGTACTGCGCATCACGCACGTCAGCAAAGGTAAACTTGCCCACCTCTTTGTTGTAGATAGGCAGAAAGTTCAGCCACATGTAGTAATCTCTGGTCAGATACCAGGTGTTCTTAGGACCATGTATGATCACCCCGTTGCGGCAGCGTTCTTTCTGGGTGTCCCAGTAGTAAACAAAGTCTTTGCTGCGACTGGGCGCTGTACAGTAAACTTTATACTTGTTGAAAAGCCTGGCCTGCTCATTGAACATCTCACAGGTCTTGTCAAAGTTGTACTGACCTGGTTCTTTGAACATACTCCACAAAAACTCCACAAACGCATCCCTGGACGCAAACTCAGTGTGCGACCATGTGTCTGTAGCAGCAGTGTATGTGGGAACCTTGATGTACATTATTTTTTAGGGGAAAAACTCATAAGCAGCGCAGGGTCACCATTGCTTTTGACAAGGTGCTTTACAAGAACTTTTACGTCCTTGTGTTTGAAGATGGGATGCACTGAAGTTTCTGCATTGAAGTAAGCCTTGTGGTCATCGCGGTGGTATGCTGCCCATTGGTTGGCAAAGTGGTTGTAGTGAAACACCCAGTCGTAAAGAATTTCTGCGGTCATGATAGTTTGGTTTTTGGTTTAACCCTGGTCGTATGCAATGTGCTGTCCACCTCTAACCTGAGACTTCTGCTCTTCCATAAGGTCTTTGTAGGCACCTTTGAAAGACAGGCGGATCTGCTCAAACTTGGCAGCTGCATTGACTAAGGAGTTAATGTTGCCATCGCGACCATGCTCAATAGTGGTGGTCTCCATGTAGCGTGCAAGACGGTCCAACATGTGCTTGATGCCCATAAATGCACGATAGGTGGGTGTTTCATACAGCTTCTTGCAAAAAGTAAGTGCCTGCAAGATTAGCTCGTCTTCTACAGAAAAAGTTACATTAAGCTGTGAGAGTATCAGCTCTTCTTTTTCATTTTCAGGAACGTCAAAGAAAGGGTTCAGGTCAGGGTTGGGACAGCTCATGTAGAACAGATACGCATACACGTCCATGTAATCTTCAGGATAGTCCTTCATGATCTGTTTGAGCAGTGTGAGCGTAAAGCAGTGTTCAGAGGGAACAATCCTGCCGTTTTCTATGTCAAATAGCTTGATCATGATTTTTTGTTTTTAAGCACCTTATTCTGATTGTCTTTATACCATGTCATGATCGCCAGCACCTCATCTTTAAGGTAGGGCAGTTCATAAGGCACGATGTCGCGAATGATAAAATCACCATCAGTATTGGTCTTAAGCAAAGGATATCCATACTCATCTTTGTGGTCTTCTTCTTCAAAAAGAATGTGATGAATGGTAAGCTTACCCGGCTTTAGTGTAGGATTGTGCTTAAGAATCATGTACATGTAAATAGAGAGCTGCAGCGTGTAGTGGTTCAGGTTGCAGTCATCTAGGTGAGACACCGGCATGTGCATCTTTTGAGAAACACCCTCCCAGTTCTTAAAGCTTTCTGTCTTGATCTCTTTATTGGTCTTGTAGTCTGTTATAAACACCTGGCCATTAGCCACTTCCACCAGATCGCTTTGTCCACAGATGCCTGCAGAGCGCAGGTAAACCATGTGTTCAGGATAAATACCGTCAATAAGTTTCTGAGAAGGTGCTATTTTTTTACCTGTCTCATCTTGCATAGGACGAATCACTGGCAGCTCATTGTCATAACGCACAATGGTCTGGCAGCCCAGAATGTCACGCTCGCGCTGGTCATGGTACCAGTTGCCTAAATTACAAGCACGATCAGCTTCCTTTTTCCAGATCTGCTGAATCTGCTCTGGTGTCATGCCAAACCACTTGGAGCGCTTGTTAGTGGCGCTCTTAGTGGCAACATTCTTACCATCAAAAGGTTGCTTGAGTGCGCCCAAAAGGGTGGTAACACTGACCCATTGAGTAGTATCCTGAGGGTCTAAAGATGTGTAACTGTGTGTAGAGGGTTCAAAGAGTATGCTCATAGGGGGTTTTGGTTATCAATGCTTTTCTTTACAGCATCCTCTTCATCCTGCGTGAGGACAGCATCCCAATAGCCCTCAGGGCATGAAGATGTGAGAGAACGCAACTTAAATTTCAAAGAACACCCACACTGAGGACAGCATGGATGAGTGCCAGGTGCAACGCAGTTCTTTTGGCCTTTTGATTGCAAAAATGGACAACTCTGGCATATGGCCATGCGGTGATCATGAATCTCCTCAACATGTTCTGTCTTAAAAACGCTGTTGGCGACTCCTTCTAAAATCTTATTGCGATCCTTCCACAACTTGATTAGCATGGTGTTTTTCTTTTAAGGTTTGCACTTTAAGTTTTCTTTCTTCTTCCTGGTCCATCATGTCTAAGATGGCTTCATATTTTTCAATGTCTTTTTTAACATCCTGCTTAATCTCAAAAGCTTTTATAGAAGCAGTCTCATCAAGACTGTCTATAAAGTTTTCGTGGCGCTCAATCTTTTTTTGAACCCTCCTTTTTTTAAGCACAAAAGTTCCCAAATTGGGAACATTTACAGCAATGCTTTCCACGCTGCTGAGACGTTTTTGCACATAGCGATAGAAGAAAGCAACAATGTCATCAACCTCTTGAAAATTTCTGTCAAGTTTCTTTGCTGTAAGCAAAGACAACTCTTTACGCTTTGTTGGATTCAATGGACAATAGGTTATAATCTAGTAAAATGTTTCCTTTACGGTAGATATCAATGCTGGGTGTGATTTGTATCAGCTTCTTATTATCCTTGCTCTTTACCACAATCTTGCGCTTTTCAAGCTTAGAAATGCGATTGCGCACGTTTTGCGCTCTCACAGAAAACTCTTCAAGTTCTACAGATCCATAAAGTCTTCTTGCAGCAGCATTGCAAAATTTACTCAGCTCAACAGGCCCCCAAAGAGCAAGCATCGTAAGAATCTCTATGTCTGAAGGAATCAGGTGTTCTTTCTTAAAGAAGATAAAATTGGTAATTATCTGGTATTTGACAAGGTCGTAAGGTGTGACCCTGATTTTTTTTTGAACTTTGTTTACTTCCATGGTTTTTCAAGATTAGATACCATACACTCAGGAGTTTCACCTGAACATTCCCCCGCGTTACACACACCCTTGCGAGAGTGTGGGCTGCAGTTCCACCATACTGCCAGGACATGCTTTTCTACGCTTACATCAGTGTGAGGTACAGGCATTTGCGTTGTAAAAAGTCCAGTTTTTTGACCTAAAAACTGGACATTGGTAGCGGGCGCAGGGGTCGAACCTGCCACACATCTGTGGTTATGAGCCACGACTGCCACCAGGGCTGCCCGCATGGTTGTCAAGA